GGGATCAGCTTCTGCTTTTGGATATTCAAACGATGGAGTTTGATAAAGTCCCTCATGCCGTGACCTCCTCGAATACCGGAGGGATGTCTGCCGGGGACAGCTTCTCCAAAAGCTGAGACGGTCTCACGCCAAGACGGTCGGCGATGTTGATCAGGTCCTGCACCGTCATCTGTTTCGGATTCTTCTTGCGGTTGTCGTAGGTCTGGCGCGTCTTGCGCATCGCCCTCGCAATCTCGGCATCCGTGATGCCGTCGTTTGAGGCGAGATACTCGATGTTGCGAATCATCAGCCGCGCCGTGTCGTACTTATCACTCCTTGGCATTGCTTGCTCCTCTCTGCATTTCCGTGAGGCACTCCTCTGCCTCTCTCAAAATCGCTTTCTCAAAGCGGCACATCGGACGGCTGACCGCCTGTGAGAATGACTTGGGCGAATATGGCTTGTCGCGAGTTCTGGCGTAATATCTGTATACATCGGACACCGTAAATCCCGCTGAGTGCGCTTTAGCCGCAAATGACTCGCTCCTGATGTTGATATCCGGCAGTCTCTTCACGATTTTTGCGGTACAATCCGCAATTTTTTCATCTCGCGCACTTCGCGGATAACCAGGTCGGAAAATCCGCATGAAGTTGTTGTAGTGGATCTGGAGTCCAAGTTTGTTGCAGACCAACCGATGAACATAGGTTCCGGTGTAGCCTTTACGCCTCGCCACATCCAAAATGTTGTTGATTTTAGTACCCTCCTTTCCGAAATGTCAAATTTTTTTGCAGAATCTATTGACACCCGGTGGTATTCTTGGTATAATGGTTTTGCCACATATCCACATACCGCGAATTCACGGCATCTCTCTGTTGTGTTTTGATGTATCATCCTCCGTCAAACTCTTGTAGAATGAAGCGGTCGGGTTAAACGACCGCTCACTCCAAAGGAGTCCGCAGAAAGGAGGATAAAAATGGGAACCACAACAATGATCCGCAGTCCGTGGGCGTTGTCCGTGCGCCCTCGGGACACTCATATTATACCCCATATTTTCTTGGTTGTCAATGCATTTCCCAAGAAAATATGGGAATCAGCGTTTTATACAAGAAGGAGGTGCGTTTTATGGACACTATTACCAAGATCAAGGCGTTGTGCAAGGCAAAAGGGATCAAAATCTCTCACCTCGAGCGCAACATCGGGACCTATCAAGGCTTCCTCGCCAATGTGTCGAGCGGAAAAAACCGCTTAACAGAACAGCAAATTATGGCAATATCCAAGATTTTGGGAGTGACAACGGCGTACCTCTTGGGAAATGATTTGGATTCCCTTGAAAGCGATTCCACACCCTCAAAACTGCATAAAGAAAAAGGGGAAAAGGTTGCGGTGTATTCAACCGTCGGTGCAGGTATTCCGATGGAGGCAATCAATACGTTTGACCAAGATGACCCCGATTCATGGGAGGAAATCTCCCGGATCGATGCGTCGCGCGGGGAATACTTTGCCCTCCGTGTAAGGGGCAACAGCATGGATCCGCTGATCCGGCACGGAGATATTGTCATTGTGCGCAAGCAGGACGAGTATAATGATGGGGATATTGTCATCGCCTTAGTGAACGGGAACGAAGGGGTCTGCAAGATTTTGGAGTATCGGAACAACGGAGGGATCGCTCTGCTTTCCATCAACCCGGACTTCCCGCCGATGACGTTCAACGCAGAGCAGATCGAGAACTTGCCCGTCCGCATCATGGGACGCTGCGTAGAGCGCAGAGGGAGGCTGTGATGGCAACGATCAGACAGACCAAGGCAGGAACCTACGAGACCAACGTGTACATAGGCTTGGACGAGAACGGCAAACGCAAGTACAAGCACATCACGGGACAGAGCAAGCGCGACGTGGAAGCCGCCGTAAGGCTCTGCAAGACGCACGAGACACCGGAGAGCATAGATGCCCTGTCCCTCACCGTGGAGGAAGCTGTGGAGGCGTATATAGCCTCACGCGAGGCGAGACATGGCGATGATGCGCTCTCTCCATCCACCATCGCCAAATACCGGGACTATCTTAACTCCGATCTTTACCTTAACCTAAAGAAAGTAAAGATTGCAAAGCTTAGTAACAATGTAATCCAGAGAGAAATCGACGATTATGCGAGAGACCACTCTCCCAAATCCGTGTCCCTGAGATGGGGACTGATCCGGTCCGCAGTCGCAGAAGTCCGACCGGATTTCAAAGCGCGTGTAAGGATTCCAAAACAAAAAAGAAAACGCCTGCAGATGCCCGAACGGGACAAATTGCAAGCGTTGTTTGGGGATTTAAGGAAACACGGGATGGAGATCCCGGTACTGCTTGGAGCAACATGCGGTCTGCGAAGAGGGGAGATCTCCGCTTTGGATCTATCCAAGGATGTGGACTACGACAAGCACACAATCCGCATCACCAAGGACATGGTGATGGACTCAAAGCGCAACTACATCATCAAGACACCAAAGACTGACGCGGCCGTCCGTGTTGTGCCGTGTCCGTCGTGGGTGATAGATAGGCTTGCGGAAGCGAGGGATAATCCGACCTATCATATCTATCAGCCCAACAGCATCACCACGGGATGGCACAGATTGGCAGAGAAATACGGCATCTCTTGCAGTTTCCACGGATTGAGGCACTATTACGCATCCGTAATGGAGTCTCTCGGTGTGCCGGAAGCATACCAGATGGAGCGCATGGGGCATACAACAAACTATATGCTCAAGAGATACCAGGAATACCTCCGCGAGACCGAAACAGATGTCAACGAAGCAATGCAAGCTTATTTCGAGAGTATCTCTCCATCTGTAAATGCAACAAAAAATGCAACAAATCCAGAAGACACACACGAATAAACGAGAAATACGGGCAAACAAAAGAGAATAAGGGAGATTTGTGCGGCTGCTCCACGGGTTCGATTCCCCCCATCCGCTGAGACAAAAAATCCCCCATTATGCACAACACACAAGCATGATGGGGGATTTTTCTTGTGTTTTTTGTGCTGTTTGTACGAGATTTTTCTGTGTAATGTACCGAATTGCCAAATATTTTTTGAATAAAAGTCCGTAAAGTCAAATTGCTTTGCATCGCAATGCAACAAAAAATGCAACAAGAATGCAACAAGAAAACAGGACGGGTCATTCCGTCCTGTTTCTCTCGAATAGTGCCGTATATGAATACGCGATTTGTTTTACGCGACAGGCAGAGTACGCGACTTCCTCTGCGATGCGCTCGTAGGACACACCATCGACCAGTTTGCGCTTTAAGATCCGTCTGTGGATCTCGTTGTGGACATAGTCCTCGATGATGCGTATGACTTCGGCATTCGTAAGCCGATCAATGTTCGGTGTCGGCATTCTCGCCTCCGCTCTGCTTCAGTTCGAGGACAGCCGCCTCGATCAGCGCGTCGATTTCCATCATGTCGAGAGTAAAGCCCTTCTCACGGAGGAATTCCTCGACATATTCCTTCTTCTCCTCGCCCATTCCTTTGAGGCTGAAGACCTGCTCTGCCGCCGCAACAGCAACCTTGACCCAAAAATGGATCTTGGCAAGCTTGTCTGCATCAACCTTGGCTTTGAGATACGGAATCAGAAACGACGTAATCACAGCCGCTATCAGGGTTACTAACGCCGACATTATCCCAGTCAGATCGATCATATCCGTCATATCCATTCACCTCCCCTCCGTCGAAGTTTTTCTCGTTGACCTCAATGCCATATATCTTCATCAGCTTCAAGCGGTTCTCTGCTTTAGCCTTATTGTAGTAGAAAGCCGTCCCGGTCGCAACTTCGGCGGCAGTAGAAGGAATCAGGTAGGCAAGCGGAGTAAGGTCCTCCGTTCGCCAAACCATAATGCATGAGAAGACGATCACGATGATGTTAAAGGCTCCCGCCGTCAGCATGATCAGTTTTGAGAATTCCGGTTTCTTACTCATGTGAACACCACCAAGTTATTGATTCGGCGATTTTCTGCGGTTCTTGTGATTTTGCCGCCGGCCTTGCAAATGAACGAGCCGCCGCCATCGAGACAAATGATGTCATCGAAGCCCTCGTCTTTGACCTTCTTCCAGAATTCCATTCCGTAGATGTAGTTGGATGTGGTGGTCTGTCCCCAGATCAACCAGATCTCTCCGTCACGGACTCCCAACCAGTTACGCCATGTCGGACGCATACACGATGCATCCCAACCCTGTTTCGCAACGTAGTGATAGTAGTCCACATCGTCACCGTTGCGCACGGTAGGCACACCGGAGATCGCGTAGAGGCAGTCGGTCGGGGGAGCGAGGATGTCGGCGATGTACGGACTTCCTTTTGCGGGAACGACGAGTGTGCATACGGATTTGCCCTTGAACTGATTCGACCAGTTGTCAGCAGTCCCGATGCGCAGCTTGTTGTTCTTCACTTTCGGCAGGATGTCCTTCCGACCCTCTTCCGGGATGTTCCACGGGTCAGCGACAAGGTTTGCAACAGGCAGAGTGTAGACTTTGCCGTTCGCCGCCTTGTAGTTTCCGAAGAATCCTGCGTTGATGTAGGATGCGTAGTTCGCGCCCACCTTCGGCGCGTCATGGTAGACGATACGGAAAGAGTTTAGCTTTCGGAAATTCAGCCCGTTTTTTGTGTACTTGTCGGGCTTCTTCGCGATTGTTTTGTACGTTCCGATTTTGTTCTCGACACCGATAAACGGAGCGGGATTGACAGAGACTCCGTTCCTGCGGATTTCCAAGTGGCAATGCTCTCCGAAGCTGTATCCGGTATTGCCCTGTAAGCCGATGATGTCCCCAGCTTTGACCTTTTGACCGACGGTCACCCGTCTCTCAGCCATGTGGCACAGGAAGACGTTGTAGCCGTCTGCCGTGTCGATGCGAACATAATTGCCCCACTCCCACGTCAGATTACCACTTGACTTAGGAATCATTGTCGAGGAGCGTACAACCCCGTCGCATGGAGCCACAAGAATCCTGTCCCCGTCCAGTCCGACGAGGTCGATGCCGTTGTGCATTCCGGTCACGCCGTTGAGCGTCCGCACCCCGTACGGTGAGGATATCCAACACGCGCCGTCTTTGTATGGAATAATCATGATGTACCTCTACTGTACCTCTACATCTCCACGCGCATCCGCTTTTCTCTTGCGGACAGCGTGAGTTTCTGTGTCGTGTGTGTCGTTGGCAGCAGATTCGCCCGTGCCGCATAGCCTCCATAGTCGAGCCAAGACGAGCAGGAGACGATCTTAAACGGCTTGACCGACACAATGTTGTTGTGCGGATCCACCTTCAGCTTTCCTGGTTGAGTTGCAAAAGGCTTGTGCGTGTGACCGACAATCAGCGCGTCGATGCCGTCCAGAGCGTATGCAAACCGCTCCGCGCGGTTGACCGCACCTCCAGACAGGATGCCGCCACCGTTGCCGTGAGTAACTGCTATGACATAGGTTGGGTTGTCCTGCCCCTTAGCGCGTGGAAGTCCAAACTGAATTTTGAGAAAGGCGATGTTCTCCCGGCAGATGTCCTCGATGTCGAGTTTTGCACAGATGTCATAGATGATACTGTCATCAACCTCTTTGGATGACCTCGCCTCATGGTTTCCGCTGACCGCGCACAGGATCCGGTCTCTCAGGGGGGCAAGCATCTCCACCATAAGCTTCTTCGCTTCACGGGGACGCATGATTTCCTCATAGACGTTCGAGACAGATGATTTGATGCCATTGTTAAGCAAATCACCTCCAAGCGTGATGTATGCGTTCTCTTCTTCGAGAATTTTTGTCCTAAATTCCCGCCATGCGGACTCCATATGTTCTGCCGCGCCCAGATGAATGTCTGCAATCGGATAGATCGTGATGTCGTTGCGCTCCGTGAAGCGTTTGGTGATGATGTGGAAGTCGGATAACAGGAGTATCACCCCCTAACTGATTTCGATGTTTTCGTCTGAGTTTGTGGTGATCGGGGCGTTGCTGTTGTCAATCAGGTAACCGGAGAGGTTTGCGTTCGTATAGTACGCATCTTCGTCGAAGACATCGCGAAGTTCCGATTGCTCAACCCAGACACCGCCAACCTTTTTCCAAACCTTGGACACCTCGACGTATGTGCCGTTGTCCTTGACGTAGAGCGGCCCCGCAACGGGAAGTGTGTATGTTACCTCAATCTCAGCACCGTAGATATACATATACCCGGCGGTGTTTCGTGCGTTTCGCCGCGCATTCAGCCGGATGCCAAAGTTTGATCCGTAGCCCTTAATCGTAGCCCACGTTGCGGAAATGCCGGAGAACTCTTTTACCGTTGCCGTTGTCGAGAAAGGCGAAACGGAGCCGTTTATCGCCGACGTGCCATTGGCGAGATAGGGCTGATACGATTTTGACGTACTGATGCCGGATTCCCGCCCCTTAATCAGCACCCGGAATCCCGTAACAGTTGCGTCTGCGGGGACATCGTCAAAGTTAAACCCGCGCAGATAGCAATAACGCGAAGTTGTCGAGGCGTTGCTGTTGTAGATCGTCGCATAGGTATTGCTGTCCGTATCCGTATATGCATTCTCCGGGTTGGTGATTTGCAGATAGTTGGTTCCGGCGGCATTGTAAATCGTCGATGGCACGAGTCTAATTGTGGGCATTATATCAACTCCCTATCTGCAAATATAGGTCACCGTCCTGCCCCAGAGAGGATGATGGGGTGCCGCTCCCGGTATAGTAACGATTAACAACGAGGGACCCTGTATTCTGCACCCCGGCAGCGTCCACGAAAACCTTCCCATTTGCGACATCGGCAGCCCCGGCAGTTGTGGGGGACGTGTCCGTGAACCGGGCTGTCCCCCCTCCGGTCTGTGGAAGGTTTACTGCCGGAACATTCGTGAAGGATGCTCCCATCAGCGTGATGTTCTTCGGCATATGTCAACCTCCTGTTACGAAATGGTGAGAACTTTGGTCGTGGAATCCTGCGAGACAGCCGCAGACGTGAGCGTACCCGTGACACCGAAGATGCTGACACCGCTCTTGATGTAGGCGGCATTGAGATTGGAATCCCCCGCAATGGTCTGCGCTCCGGTCAGGTAGGTTCCTGCAGCGATGGTCTGCGCGGTCGTGCCGGGCGTATAGGTAGTCGCGCCTTTAACCGTAAGCTGTTCGTCATCCGAGCCGCTGACGGTGATGGTTCCTGCCGTACCGGACGCGACATAACCCGCGCTGACGGTCGGGGTGACAGACTGCGTACCGCTGACGGTAGCCGTAATCTTACCCGTGGTGGTGTTGACGGTGATCGTGGGCGTTACAGAGATTGTGGTTGCCGGAGTGGTAGCCGAACCGGACGCGACGGACTTGGTAGCTGCTTCCGCATAATGCCCGGCAGGAACGGTCACCGTTGCACCTGATGCGGTCAGGTCGGACGAGGACTTGGATGCGATGTTGCCTGTCACCTTCGTGCCGTCTGCTTTGTAAGCGGTGACACCGTTGAGCAACTGCCCCGCAGAAGCGAGGGATGAATCGCTGATTTCATAGAATTCCGCATTGCCCGTTCCGGTTGCGAGGGGGATCTCGATAGACGGGACATTTGTGTAGCTTACACCGTTGATGACAACTGATTTGGTAGCCATAGATTGTGTACCTCCGTTTATGATACTGTAAGTTTAGACCCGTCCCAGGTGATCAGCCCGTAGTTGGACGGAACCGGGTCGATGACAACATCATGCCACATTGCAAGACCTTCAGTCTGAAGGATTTGGGTCGATTGGCTTGGCGCGACATGATACTCGCCCTCATAATGCTCTCCAACGGGGACCGCAATGACGCTCCCCATACCGAGCGAGAATGTCGTATCTGTGGAAAATCCGACAGGGAAGGACGTATCGGTCGAAAATGTTGCGCGGAAGGTTACCATCTTAGATCACCCCATCCTTCAAGATCTCCTCCGCGGTCGTGTTGATAATGTCCGATGCGACAGCCGTGTCATCAGGATAACGTGCGCGGATCTGGATGCTGACAGGGCCCTTCTTTAAGGCAAGTGTCTGTTCCTGTGTCAGAGACACCACCAGTTTGTCTACAGAGACCTCGATGTCATCCTTCTCGATTTCAAAGACGATGGCTCCATACTGGGAGTATGTGATGTAGATCACATCGCAAGTGGTAAGATCAATCGGCACTTCAAAGGTGTTCTGGGGGGTAGTGCCTCGCATGAAGTTTACGCCCATTATTCCTTACCCCCTTTCTGTGATGGCAGCTTTTCTACGATCTGCATCAACCGCATGGCAGTTCCGTTGCCGCCCATTTTCTTGTACGGCTGATACAGATAGTGATCGAGTTCGTGGTATTCGTCAGAAGATATGTACCCACGCTCGATGTACCGCTCGGATCGATTGATGATCTCCGAATAAGCCAGACCCATGAGCAACTTGTTCCGGTCCGACTTCTTCTCTGTAACCTTTGCAACCAGTCCCCACAAGCCATTTGAGGCGAGGATCGATCCTAAAACGGTAAACGCGATCTCATACCATGTCATTTATTTTTGACCTCCTTCGCCCCGGCGTTCGGGGTTGATTGAAAATTTCTTGCGGCTTTTTTCTCAAAAAGTCTTGACGCAGTATCATCAATCGGTTCCGGTCTGGCGGCACAATTACCACGGATACCGTGGATAGCATCTGCAAACTGTGTGAGTGTCAACCGGGAGACATTATGCGCTACGAACCGGACCCGGAAGAGGGATAGGAGTGATCCTCCCCTCTTCTTTTTTGCCCGGAGTTACTGACTTAAAGATTTCTTTATCCGATGAGCCTTGCGATTTCCCCGGACAGCCATCCACCAATGGCTTTGTACCCGGCATCGCCCGGGTGTACGCCATCAGTACCGATAAGGGTTGCGATGGAATATCCGTTGACTGGCCCGTCTTTCTGCTCAATGTACGGAATGTTGTAGTATTCACACGCTTGCCTGAGCGTGTCGCTCAACGTGCCACGGGAGTATGCCGTACTCGGAACGTTGCCGTACCAGTATTTCGGGAACGTTCCGACATTCCTGCCGTTGAACGGAGCAACAACAATAATCCTCATACTCGGATAGTTTGTCCCGACATATGTGATAATCTTGTTGAACTGTCCAAGACAGGTCGATTCATCTGTGCTGTCATACGTTCCGATAGGGTCAAAACCATCATTAACGCCAAAGCACATAATTACCGTATCGTACTCGGTCAAGTCCGTGGCGGCTATTTTCGCATAGGCGTTGTTATTGTCACTCCCTTGAGCGATATAGCCCATGCCGCCCACGCCAAGATTGTCGCAGACAACGCTTAGACGCTCGGAAATCGTATTGGCAAGAGTAAACTGCGTTACATCCGTAGATGAACCGTCCCCATCTCTTCCCAGCACGATAGAATCACCGAAGAACGCTATCTTGTGAGAAAAAACCAACTGCTCCGGGTTGTCCGTCCGTGTTATGGATACCGAAACGTAGTCGTTGAGAGTGACGGTTGTGTTTGTGATGTATAGCCGAATCAGAATTCCTGTTGCATCCGAGGGAATGGTGAACTGCCCGCCAGTAGTTGTGGCGAAAACCGCAGATACATTGAGTGTCCCGTTGACATACTTGTAAACACGGAGGCTGATATATTTTCCGTAGTAATGCGCCCAATATGTGCCGCCCGGTTTCATCCCGGCAGGGAATCCGCTTGCCATGTCAACAACATCGGTAAAAGAGGTAGCGGTTGCCCGTCCCGTCACATGGCAAGTATTTCCCGTCCACGCATAGGTAATGCCTTTATAGGTTTCGTTTTTGGTTGTCAAATAGGGGAGGATAATATTTGCCATTGGGGTTTCCGCAAACAACGCATGATAGTCAGCTTTCACGGCTTCAATGCCGTCCGGGATATTGTAAATGGCAAAGTCAATCGTCGCATTGACGGTCTTGCCGCTCGCCGTATCTATCCGGAACATGAACCCGGTCGCATCTGACGGAATAGTGAGAATACCGTTTACGATAGGCACTGCCGTATTTGTCGACCCAACATATTTATGCGTGGCAAGCATGATATTGCTGTCGGAAGAATTGAACTCAACCCGATACTTTTTCCCGGCTTTCAGATGAACAAATGTCTCTTCATCGAAAATCCAATAACGACTTGTGGCAGACGATGTACCAACCGCAGTCCACCGTTTTTCGCTGACTCTTGTATATGTAACATCATTGTTCGTTTTGGTCGTACTCTGTGCGAACAATCCGAAGTTAAAAAAGTTGTCGTTTTCGAGGTTGGTTACTGCGCTTTTTAAATCAGCAACATCCGCATTGACATCGGCAGTCGCGAATTCCTTGATCTGCTGTCCTGTGACCTTCTTCGTGGCGGTCCCGGACGTGTTGTCCATTGCTAATACGTCGGTTGCCGTTAACGCTGTCGCGGCGGGTAGTTCGTTAATTTTCGGCATCGTTATTTACCTCCTTGAAATCGATAAATGGGGTAAGTGCATCCACGTCGGTCACGGAAAGCATGATGGAATCGTCGAGCGCAATCTCGATTCTCGGCTCCTCCCACTCAACCTCGAAGGCGAGGAGTGCCTCAAATTCCGACTGCGGAATCTGGTACTCGTGCTTGGCTTGGATCTCCTCCTGCTTTGCCCGGAAGAAGTCGAGTTCCTCGTTAACCTTCCGTACCATCTTGGAGAGACGGTATGCGGTTCGGAGAGGAAGGTCCTGATGGATCAGCTTCTGGAAAGCGGGGACGGAGTTAAGAAGATTATAGTATGTCATTTTTTGTATCCCCTCAATCAAACCATTTTACGGTTTTGTCCACACCGTTGATGTTCATAAACAGTCCGTTACCCGAAGCATCATAATACAAGTATGCGCGAGAACCGAGATAGAGTCGTGACCACGCATAATATTCATCGCCGAGACACCAGTCACCATTCGGATACGGCCTCATAACCCGTTCATATGGAACAACAGCTACTCCATATCGCTTTTGAACGGGTTCGCACATGTCTATCATGTTTGCATAAATACAGATTGTTGTTTCGTCAAACCTCGATACGTTTTCGTTCCATCCTATATCGATGGTCATGCTTGTGTCCCCGCCTCCGGTCGTAGAAACCGTAGAGGACAGGATTGCGTATTCCGCGTCATTGTAATCGATGTAAACAGTATCGACGTGTAAACCACTTGTATCAATCCTGTCTGCCGAAATCGTCCCTGTCGTGATGTTCGCACCGTTGATGGTGGTACTGCCGGAAGTGGAGAGGTCGGTGAACTTGACAAGCCCGGACATTTGGATTGTCTGCGAGGCAATCTGCGTACTCCCTGACATCAGTTTGATGACCGAGGAGGTCGTGCCGTTCGTGACCGTGATCGTCAGCCCATCCACGGTTGTCTTGACTTCGGTGTACTTTGCCCCAAGGTCGTTGATCGCGTTGTCGAGTTGTGGAGTGGTTGTGGTATCGGTATTGTCGTTCCAGTAGATGTGGGAGCGTGTAAAAATGTACTTTCCCGTTGTCCATGCAGGAGCCGTCGTACTCCACGAACCACCCGTCGGACTGCTCGGCGATGTAGACAGATAGTATTCCGGGATGATGGAGGTGATCCCCGTTCCATCCTCTCCCTCCGCACCTTGAATGCAAGTTGGGGAAGAGGTGACCACATGGGGATTCTCTTCGGTGCTGTCTGCAAAGGTTGTAACCGTCCTCTGCCAGATGTAATATCCGTCTTCCCACGCAGGACTGCTTGTACTCCATCCGGTGGTGGGAGCGGTCGTGGAAGAGGTTCCTTTTGCATACTCGACGGAGACGTTTGCGATGGAGGTTGTCTCAAGACTCTCGACCTTTGCGGTGATACTCTCCGGTCCGACAAACAATGTCGCGTTGATCCTGCCGATTTTCCGCTCGATGTTCCGCTTGCTTGTGGACTGATACGGATATTCGTGGTCGAGTTCCTCGTCTCCGGGAGAGGAAACATCCGAGGGACACAGACTGTCGAGCCGCATGGTCTGGCTTGCGAGGATGCCCGTGGTCGTACCTACGGTCACATGGTCTCCGATCTCGTAAGCCGGGTCGAGGATGGCTCCGTCAGCGTTGTACGGAGTGTAGACAAATCCGTTGAGCGCGGAGAGGATCGCCGCCGCAATCGTCTCGCCCGTATCGGCATTGACTACCGGAAGAGCGACTTCCATCGTGCGTCCCGTATCGTCTCCTGCTTCGACATATACCTCTTCGGAGAGGTCAATCTCCACCTTGGAGATCTCCTGATAGGGTTCCTCGATGTGATAGGTTTTTGCCGCGAGTCCGAGGTCAACGGAATCTACCGTATCGTTTACGCGAATCAGTCTCAGCTTGCCATCGTCGGTGATGACCCAGTTGCCGCAGTTCGCGACGGCAATGTAGCCGAGCAGCTCCCGCATGGTGTAGTCGGTCGGCAGCTGCATGAGGTAGGTCTGATTCAGCGTGGACCGCGCATCGATAGTCAAACCCATCATCCCGGCAATCTCTGTAGCAACGGATGCCATCGTCCTGGGCCAGAGTCCCGTGTCCTCGCCGGGGACAATGTAAAGACTCTCGCCCTTGAGCATCGCGTCATATCCGCGAATCGTCATGATGCCAGTCGTGCGATCGAGTTCGCGTGTGTCGAGCCAGAAGGTTCCTTTCGGGATCCATTCGGACGCATCACCGTTGTCGTTCACAAGCCGGACCTCCGGTTGGATCTTCGCCATGCGCGGTATGACCGCCTCTCCGAGCAGGAACCGGACTTCGATCTCGCGTGAGACACATCCACCGATGCCGAACGACCGTGTAGCGAAGAGACCGCCCGTGATGGTCACGCCGAACAGTTTTCCTTCCTGTAAATCCGCAACCGGGAAGGGGGCCACCTCGATGTTCGCAGAGGAAGAGGTAAGAATCGGATTGAGGTTGTTGTCCTGTAAGATCCAGTACCCGTCGGGATAATTCTCCCGGTCGATCTTTACCCGGACTTCTACACGGTGCTGACCGTTCCAGAGGTCAAGATAGTCCTGTGATACAGTATTCACTTTCCCGCTCCCTTCTTACATTTCTATAAGCGGGAAAGTGATCCCCGCCCACCATTCGGTGTCCTCCTCGTCGATCATGAGGAACGACGCAGGGTTGTTATTGCTATACATGGTCTTCGTCACCGTCCCGTACATGGGGTCCGTGTAGGTGACAGAGACAAACTCAGGATAGATCGCGTTGAGTACCGTGGATGCCTCGCCGGAGGTCAGCGGTCGGCAAGTCACGTCAAGACGGATCTTTGTTGCTACCCGTCCGCGATGCATGATGCCGTCGAGGGTACGCCCGGAATCCGGCGCGTCCAGATCCGAGCGTTGCCACTTCACACCCTCTTTGGCAATGAAGGGGAGCATGTCTACCCCATTGACTGTGAATGTCATGTGTTATACTCCCCTTTCGTTATACATTCTGTAAGGTTACACCGTACATTCTGTTGGCACGGTTCTGATTCCTGGTGACGGATTCGGATACCCTCTGCCCGTCAAGCGTCACGCTTGTGTCTTTGTCGTTGACAGCTCGGACGATCTGGGAAGCCGCCGCATACAGAGCGGATATAACATCGCTGTTGGCGTTCCTCACGCCTCCCGCAATGCCCTCTACGATCTGGTCGTTATTGGCAACCGCTGTCCTTCTGCCGATCTGTCCCACAAGTTCCGGTCCCGCCTCACGGGCGATGAACATCTGCCCCGCATCCGGGAAGCCGCCAGTCGCATAAGCGGACACGGATCTCCCGTTCCCGAGCCTCTGCGTGATGTTCTTGCTGTCGCGACCAAGGGCGGCGATGCGGTCTTCGAGTTCGCTTAACGCGCGGTCTGCTTCCGCAGTACTGACCTTTATCTTGATTTCTTTCTGGTTTGCGCTGTTAACCGCGCTTGTGTAATCACCGTCGAGTTTCTTCAAGAGTGCGGTCAACTCTTCGTCGTTAACCTTCGGGAAGAGTTGTTTGAGGTTCGCCAAATCAATCGCGCGTGGGAAGTCTGTTCCAGTCTTCTGAGTTGCATCGTCGATTTTCTCGTTATACTCATCGATTGCACCACCCGCAAGGCCAAGTTCTTCTTCCAAAAGCTGCACTTGCCTCGTTGCCTCATCGTGCGCGTCGGCATAATTGTGTACAAGCGTTTTGGCATCTTCGAAGTTTACCGCCGCTTGATCCATCGCGCCGATTAAATCCCATGTTTCCCAATCCAACTTGTCTGCAACCGCTGTCGCATCACTCATGGAAACGGTCAACAGGTCCGATTGCTTGGTTACATTGAGTGCTACTTTTTCTTCTTCGCTTAACGACTTCCAGACTTTTTCCTGTACTTCGTAGTATTTTTCGGATACTTCGTATAACTCTTGACGCGCATCTTTGAGACGTTGGTTTGCTTCATATTGATCTTGGTATGCCTGTGTGAGACCATGCATCAGGGCTTCCGTTCTTGCCGCTGTGCGCATATCCTCAATCAGGCCTTCGATCTGTTCGCGCGTTTCCACTACGCGTCCATTCTCGTCGATATGGATTTCTACACCCATTTCGTTGAGCGTTTCGGCGAGAAATTTGATTGTCCGTAATTCTTCGGCGGTCTTGTCTTCTTTGCCCTCGAGATTGAAAAGTTGTTCTACCAGACGCTTCGCGGCATTCGCTTTGCTTTCAATATCCAAAAGCTCAGTTTGCACGTCATCGAAGTGCAGTTTGATGTCCGCTTGGAATTCCAGAGACTCTTCGATTTTCTTCTGCAGGCGTTCGTGCGTCTCATTGAGTTCTGCCATGAGCGCGGAATAATCGGGATCGTTAGAGCGTTTGCCGAGCGCATAGGATACGATACCGACAACGAACGACGCGGCAATTCCGAAAATCAGCCCATTCGCGCCAAATGCAATGGTCAATCCGGCGATTCCTGCAAGCGCACCCGTAATGGTCTGAAGAAGGTTCTGCTTGTTGAGACCATCTTTGCCGATGGAATACGCACCCTTCGCTTCAAGAGCAAATCCCGCAATCGAAAGCACAATCCCAATCGGATATCTTAGCACATCAAAGTTCTTGATGAGATTCTGAATGCCGGACACAAACCCGTTCGCAAGCTTCCATGCGAGGATAGCCCCGCCGATGGCAACTGCCGCGTCAAGAATGTCCTCAAACGTGATGCCGAGGTCATCCATGATCTTCTTGACACCTTCGATGATGCCCTTGATTCTCTCGCCCCACTTCTTCGCAGATTCCGAAGCGGTTTCCATGCTCATCTCTTCGAACATGGTGAGCGGGGAAGGGTTCGCGCCTGTGACGGCAGACTTCTTTGCGTTCTTCGCGGCGTTGTCTTCGAGGATGTTCAGTTCGTCAAAGCCGGAGATCAGGGACTTTACAGCCTTGGCTTCCTCTTCGGTGGCTTCGGTGACTTCCTTCGATGCGTCGGCGTATTCCTTGTTAACCTTGACGGCTTTCGTCCACGTTTCCGACCCACGGATGGTAGCGAACAACTGGTTGAACCAGTTGACTGCTTCGACAACCCAGTCCACAAGGCGTTCCAGATACGGAACGAGCATCTCGATCACCGGGCCGACGGATGCGGCAATGGAATTCCTGAGATATAACATGGACGTGGACGCTCTGTCCATCGCTCCCGCGAAATCCCCGCCGAAAGCTTTACTATACTGATAGAGATTCCCGATACCCTCGCTGAGTGCCTGAGAGATCTCCTTGATGACGGCGTAGATAGCACGGCGAAGAAGCATCCGCTGAATCATTCTGCCGAACCGTTCCGTGCCTTTCGTGAGTTCCTTGAGCCGCCCGTTGAAGTGTTTGAAGCGGGTCATCAGGCTTTCCTGACCCTGTTTCCAATCGTCAAACGCCGCTCGAATCTCGACCGCTTCCGTCTTGAACTGTTCAAACTGCTCAAAGTCCATTCCTTTGAACAGCTTGTCGTTCGTGGTGGCATCGGCCCATTCCGATAAGAACGTACCTCCGTACTTTTGGAAATCCTCCATAGTGACGTTCTTCATCGCCTTCGGATACTTACTCGCAATATCCTTGAGCCGAGAATATGCTTCCATGTGTGCTTGAATATCGCCCGTAAGATCCCTGACGCGCTTGCGCATCCCGGCGGTATTCTGGTTGACTGTTTCAGAAAGCTTGTTGACGGTATTAACAACGCTGTCGATTTTCGACTGCGCGTCGCTTGTGTCTGCCGAAATCCGTATATTTAAGGATTCAACTTCGTTCTCACCCATCGTTCTTCTCTGCCGCCTCCTTTCTCTTACGCGCTATCTGGACATCATGCATCCATTTTTCCATTGCGTTCTGTTGCTTTTCGTATTCCTCGCGCTGTTTGCGTTCTGCCTGTTCCTGCGCTTCCTTCTCCGTGACGGGATAAGGTTCCGTTGGATACGGCAATGCCTGTGTGGCTTTTGAGAATGCTCTCAACAGCGGCACAGCGTCGAGGATGGCTTCGTAGACATACATCCCTTGCCGCCAGAGGTCGCGCTCGTCGCGCCGTCTCTGGATTTCGTGTGCCCTCCGGTAAGCCCGGACTGCCGTGCAATCTCCCGTCCAGTACAGGGAATAGGACATTCCGAGCGCAAGGTAGTACGGTAAGTGTTCTTCAAAGATGGAAGAAACAGTAGGAGGGGGATTTTGGTGGTCCCCCCCCTCTGAGGAAGAGCCACTTACCAACTCTTCTTCCACGTTGCGTTTTTTTCGGTTTCTCCTTCAGTATCGAAGAGAGTTTCCACGGTTTCGGCGTACATCTCGCCGAGCGCGGAGATCAGATCACTCTTCTCCGGGACGCTCTCCATGATCTTGTCGATCTGCGCGTTCTTCAGCTTACGGTGGTGGGCTAAGAACGCATACCGGATCAGGATCGGGACCATAATGTTCGGCTTATCGCCGATCTCGCTGAGAATCAGTCCGCTCTGTTCAGCCGCTCTTGCAGCCTCCCGGGTGTACTCAAGCGTGTAGTCCGCATCGTTCAGAGAGAGCGTAATTGTCTTTGCCATCGCAAAAACCTCCTATTAAATATTGCTGGGTCAGGTGGATGCCTTGGTCGGGCCTTCGGAGCAGTTGATGGTGATCGTCATCTCCTGCGCTTCGTTCACGCCGCCACCGTTCTTGTACACGGACGCAATGCCCGTCATCTCGAACTTGCCGTCGGAACCCGTCGGGGTGACGGTGTCACCGGACTCCGTGCCGCCGAACCATACCGCGAACTGCTTGGGCGTTCCGCATGCCGCGAGGACAGTCGCGTAGTCTTCAGCGGTGTAGTTTGACGTGAATGTGATCTCCTGGAGGTCCTCGATGCCGGGGATCGTCTTGCGCTTCTTGTCGGAAAGCGTAGTCACGTCGATGGTTTCGGGGGTGCCGCCGAGATCGCCGAAGGATTTGATATCCACAAGCTTGGAATAGGTGACCGAAGAGGTCCCACTCCCGAGCATGAGGAAGGTCTTATAGGTCGAAATAGCCATAGGGCTTTACCTCCTGTAGATAGTGTGGTTAGCGTCAACCGACGCGACATATCGTGCCGTCATGCGATAGGCGGTTGCTCTGTCCATATTGACCGGGGTTGTCATGCTTCGGTAAAAGCCGAGTCTGATCATCACGGAGTCCACAACGGAGAGAAGCTTCCGGCATTCGGACCTTCTTCCCGATGCGGCGTTGGAGTAGCAGTCTACCTGATACATGACATCGACGAACTTCTCGCCGGATGCGCTGTCAATGGTGCTTGCCTTTGTGCTGTTCGTCATTTCAGCAACGGACACAAAGGGGAATTTTGCCGGAGTTCTTTCCTCCGACGTGGATACAACCGCATTCGGGAAAGCATCCGCAACCGCAGATTTGACAGCAAGGAACACGTCCTGTTCAATATCGATCATTTCGTGAACACCCTTTCTGCCGTTCTGGCGATTTGTTTCCGCATTTCGTCTGCGGCAAGGAACATGCACATGTTCGCGTTGTTACCGCGAGTGAATATCGCTCCGGTATAGTACTCGCCGAAGTGGACGAGTTCTCCGTTTGTTCCGGGTTCACCGTAGTAAACCCATCCCCTCCGCATACCGTTTCCCTTACCGTACTCCCCCCGATTCATGCCGAGCGCGTTTGCTCTTGGATGCTCGACGGGATTGTAGATTCCGGTTCCGAACTCGATGAAGAGAATGCTCTGTCCGTCCGCGACGATCTGGAGCGTGTGGTCATCGATCCATTCCGGGGAATGCACGACAACATCGTTTACGCCGTCGTATTCCGCTTTGGCAAAGCGAATCGTTGCATCGCGGACACCGATCTGCGCGAGTTCTTCGAGGAAGATCTCCACTTTTCGCCGCCGCTTCTGCATATCGAATAAGGGATGCTTGAGGAGTCCGGTCACGCCCTCGACGGAGATGGACAGTCCGCTCACGACACGTTCACCTTCTTCAAGGCGTAGCTGAGTACATTGATGGACTTATCCACCTTGATGACGATGTGGTCGTAGATCAGCTGTCCTTTGTCGTTATACTCGACATCTGGACGATCGATAATCAGGACGGAGTATTCGTCCATCGGACAGTCCATGTCGGTAATAACGAGCGTTTTGTCGTACCGGAGGTCCACGCCGAAGTCCTCGACAGCACTCTGCGAGTTGATACCATAGCGTCCGTTGAATCCTGCGTTGATATTTCCCCAGATCTTCTTCGGTTCGCTATACACCATCCTGCGTTCTCCCGTCGGCCGATCGTTCTCGTCGAGGACATCCTCCTCTCCGAGAAACAACGCATACCACATGGGGACTTTATTGCGCTCAAGGGCTTTCATTGGAGACACCCCCTACGACATCCGCATAGGGAACGATCCCCCGGAAGTACTCGACAGGCACGTCAGCCGATCCGTACTTCCGGTCGATCCCGTTCTCGTTGTGCGATGTTTGTCCTTCCGCTCCGCGCTTGTTGATGAGATATGCCGCAATGTCCACCTGATTCGTCGTGTACTGTTCGGGCAGAACGGTAATATCCGAGCGGAACGGATAGAGCCGCCGGAGAATTTTTGTTTCAGCGAGAGAGAGGTAGGCGGCAAGCACGTCCGTATCGGTCTCTCCTGTCATTTGTGAGAGTAGCATTTGCATTGCTGTCTGCGTCATGTCTGCCGCCTCCTGTCTTCATAAATTACGCCGTCGCGATGGTGTACCAGCCCTTGGTGTACGGGTTGTCACCCGCTGCGGGAGTAACCTGGACGTAGCCGAGGCCGCTCTTTTCGTAGTAGGTCTTGGTGGAATCGACCGTGGTTTCGGTGGACGGGCAAGCGGTAGCCGTACCCTTGATGATCTTGACAGCCTTGGTTTCGTTCGTCAGGGCCGCGAGGTAGTACTTCCGGGTGAAGATGGTATTCAGACGGACGTTCGCGTCATCAGCGGAACGGGCGTTGCCGATGGACTGCTCAACATCCACGCCTCTCTTCACGAACAGGGTGACAGCGTCGCGGGTTGCGGTGCAGATCGTACCAGAAACCGCGTCGGCCTTGGTGTAGATGTTCATCCCGGCAACCGTGCCGACGTATCCGGTACGGGCGAAAGCCTCGACGTACTTGAGATCGTCCTTCAGAGCCTTGCGGATTGCCGCAACGTCAGCGGGAGAAACGAACGCGAAGAAGTTTTCGTCCTCGAGGCGTTCGGAACCGTACATGCTCTCCGCATCCGCGAAAGCCGCGAAGTCAAGAGCCGCAGTCACGACAACCTGCGTTGCCTTGTTGAACTCGCCGAAGATGTCAGCATTGACGGTATTGAACATGTCAGTACCCGCATGACGCATGCCGACCGGAACGATCATCGGATCAGTCATCGCATCTTCGTCGTAGTACTTGAAGCGGTTCTGCGCAAGCAGGATCGTGTAGTCCTTCTGAGCATAGGACACTTCGATGCTCTGCGTGTTGCCCGCGCCGACGGCAAGCTTTTCCGTGCCGTTGGTGGCAGAGTAGACGTTGATCTTGCGGACCATGCCGGGGTTGCCGACGAGTCCACGGTCTACCGTGCAGAAACTCTGAAGGTCGAGGTGGGAATTGAACTGATCTTCAACCTCGTTGGAGAGGAAGAAATTGCTGTAGGGAGTATTCGGCATGATTATGTACCTCCGTATAATGTTTTGTATTCGTCCGCGTGTTCCGTTGCAAACTTAGCTCGTTCTTCAACGGAGAGGGAGCGGAACTGTTCGAGCGTCATCGTCTTGTCCACGGCTCCCGCTTCCGGGCGGGGCATAGACTTGAGGGATGCGGCCTGACGGTCCTTGTCTCTTGCTTCGTTGACGGCGGCGTGATTCGCAAACACCGTTGCATCGTCCCCGTTTACATACGCCTCTGCCGTCTTTCCGGCGAGGTCATCCGGGAATCCGATCTTCAGATACGATGCCTTGAGCGTCGCGATGCGCTTATCCTTTTCGGATTCCGCGATCTTCTTTTCGAGTTCCGCAATGCGTCCCTCGTAATCCTTCGCGGTCTTCTTGAATGCCGCCGCTTCGCTGTTCGCCTTGGAAGCCGCATTCTTGTAGCGTTCGATATCCGAGGTTTCGTCAACGTCCATCGCAAGGACAGCCGCTAACTTTTCCTCCGCTGTCATGTTTTCGTAGTTTTCGATCTTGTTCGTGTCGATCTTCATAGGGTATAGCCTCCGCGTTTGGTGAAGCGGTTCACTCCGCTGTGTTTTCTGTGATATAGCGTTTTCTCGCTTTGCGTTTTATAGACTTCCCTGTCTTGTATATGACACCCGGCAACGGCAGTTCACGTTGTTTGCCGCCGACCGGAATGCTCCGGGGTATGGTGCGCTGTCTCCGTCCCATGTCCAGAACAGAGACCGGAAGGGAACCCGTATCCCTTCAAGCGGTTCGTGGGTCTCGCGGACGCGGTTGTCCCGCATCGTGTGCCACGTCTTGAAGATGATCTCGTCCTCTTCCTCTTCGATCTCTTCGGCGCGGTCGTAGCCGCCGCCTCCGTACATCAAGTGCCATTGCGTTTCGAGTACTTTGCGCAATCTGGCTTGATCCCGGTCAATCACACACTCCGCTATGCGGTCATCCGTGGTGAGCCCTTCGTATTCGACGGTAAGCAGATTGTACATTTTTGTACGATCAGCCACTCTTTCGGGATAATCGCCGAGTTCGTAACCGCAGTCGAAGTATCCGAGGAGATACGCTTCTTCGAGAATGTCCCGGACGCGTTTCTGCGCTTCGTCTACAGTCACGGTCTCTACGTCGATTTTGGAGGCGAGGACGTTGATTTCGTCGAAGTACGCAAGATAGCGTCGTTCAATCGCGTTCATTCCTGATCTCCTTCGAGACCTTCGCTTTTACCGCAAGGATGACAACGGAATCTTTCCGTCTGCGTATCTCTACGCTGACTCCCTTTCGGAGGATTGCGTTAATCGTCTCCAGATCCGCTTCCGATATCTGCGGGATCTTCTTCTCCGGCAGTTCCGACATTCGCCTCCTCCTTTCGCAGGATCTCCTGATACTGCTCCTCGCTCTGCTTGTAGGCGAGGTCGGGGTCGGCGAACAAACCGCACACCTCGTAAGCAAGCTTACGGGCGATCTTGTCGTTGTCAAGCATCGTAGTAAGGACCTGACTCTTGACTTGGATATTCTCGTAATTCCGACGGGTGAATCGGATCTCAATGTCGGACAGCTTGATGTCGATGTCCCGCAAGGTCTTGCACAGCGTGAGCGCAATGCGAAGCAGTCTCTTTTCGCTCTTTTTGTAGAGCATCTCAATCTTCTTCGCGCGGCTTTCGGCATCTTCCCACCCGTCGCGGTAGATAACTGCGCTGCCCGTATCGGACGTGGAAGCACCCCCGTTCCGGTTCGGAAGCCCGCAGATCGTCAGAATCGTCTGGTACATCTCGTCTACGAAGGTTTGCGTCTGCGTCTGATTCATCTGCTGAACAAGGTACTTGACATCAGATCCTTCCGGGAGAAGGAGCGCACCCTCTTCCTTGAGAGCTGTCAGCTTCTCCTCGTCGATGTTCGCGCCGATAAATACCATGAACGCCTGTACGAACTGCTCGATGGCATCGACGCGGTTTGACTCGACGGCGTTGATGGAATCAAGCAGACAGAGGACAATCTCAAACGCTCCTAGACGCGCTTTGTTTGCCGGATACTCGATAATCGGGATCTCGCCGCAAGGATTGTCGCGCTCCTCAACCACCCTCTCGCCGATGACTTTGTAGAACTTGTCCCGTGTATAAACCGAATACACGAACTCGTTCTCCTGATTCATGACATAGGTAGCCGCAAGGAGCGGTCTCCTGGAAACATCGTTTGAGTAAACGACGAAAGTGTTGCGCGGATCGAGGGAGTAGACCTCGAAGGGGGAGGAATCCCTCTCCGTGTCTTCCCCGTCGGGCAGGATGATCTTGTACGCCGTGCCGCAGATATTGAACCATTCCGCAACCTCGACATCCACGCTTCCCGCGTCTTCTTCGAACATGAAGGAGTTCAGCTTCCCAATCCCGTCGAGAACATCGTCTGCATCCGAACGGCTGACATACTGGATCGGCTCTCCGAGCAGATACCCGACGTTGAAGGATACAATCTGGTACGCGTGGTTGACAGACACCTTGGCGTTGATCTCTTCCCGGACGTGCTTGATCTTGTCGAATATCGGCGTATCTCCCTTGTAGTAGTTCCAGAGATAGTCGATCTCCGTCCGGTTCAACTGATGGGTGGGGAAAACGGCATTGATCGTTTCCGCAATGGATTCCTGCCGCATCTGTTCGGGATCATATGTTATCTCACGTCTCCCGCACAGACGCATGCCGAGGTCGGCTGTCGTATAGGGCATAAGCCGCTTTCTCCTCTCTTTCTATACTTGTATATCGCAATCATAAATGATTGCGCTGATATTGTCAATCTACAATTTGTAGAACTTTCGTGGAAATCAGAAGGGTCTCTTTATGACTTGGACTTCCTTCGTGGTGAGGGACTGGATATAATCAGCTGCCATTGAGAATGCGTCCGGGACATCGTCGTGTGGATTCTTTCCCGCGACGGTGTACGAGCAGAGCATCTGCAATGCCTTTCGGTATTCCGGCTTGTCCTTGAGGGATGCATCGTCCCGGAACAGGAACCGCTCCTTAACAAACGGGGAATCGACAATAATGCGCGTTTCCTTGTTGGCGGTCGAATACTTGGTTGTAATGTGCGTGAAGCCGCCCTTCTGCTTGACTTCGCTCTGCACCTTCTCCGCAATCTTGCCCCCGGCAGAGTTGGACTCGAACCGGGCCGCTTTAACTTTGTACTTCAGAAGCATCGAGACGATTTTCTCCTCGACAAGTTCGGGAAGGGAATTGTCGCACAGGATGTCCTCGACGTAAAAGTCTGATCCGTACTGCAGAAGGATCGGCATAACGCAGAAGTCGGAACCTTTGTCCTTTGTGTCGCAGACGGCGAGGACAGCGTCCGGTTCATCCTCCGGCAGATCGAAGTATCTGCGCAGCGTGTCGCGGTCGTAGAGCAGACCCTCACGCTCGATAGGTTCGTTCTGGAACAACGCGAGAAACGACGCATCGTCCAGATTGTCCTTCATGTCGGCGAAGTACTGCTCGTCAAAGCCGAGGCGGTAGGCGTAATTGAAGTTGCTGTGTCCCTCTTCGTCAAGAGCCGGAATGACAAGGAATTCTGCCCGTGGGTTGCCCTCGTACATCGTCCTTAGTTTGCCGATAGGGTCGTGTACGCTCCATCGCGTAGCAAGATGCAGTTCCTTGCAGTCAAGCTTCTTTCTGGACTTGAGATCGTTCGTGTACGCTACCCACAGCTTTTCAAGACGGTCGAGGGACAACGCCTCTTCGATGCCCGACACAAGGTCATCTGCCGTAAGCAGCCTTTCGCATCGCGTTGCACCCGTAAGGGACGCGCCGATTGCTCTGCACGTTAAAGACGAAAACCTGTGCTTCTTGCCGACATCGATTGTCTGTTCCTTCGCGTTCGTGATAATCTCTCCGGCATTCGGGAATACGTCCCGCCAAAGGTATTCGTCCTTGTCCGAGATAATCCCAAGCACCCCGGTGTAAATCGAGTTCGTGAGAGTTCCCGAATGACCGGAGGCAAGCGAGGGCTGATCCGGGAATGCACCGATAGACATGGAGTGCAGGAAGATCTCAAGCGTACTTTTCCCGGTTCCCGGAGGAAGAGACACAGACAGAATATCCAGTTCTCCGTCGACGAGCCTCTGCATTGCACGGCATACGGGAAGCAACTGTTTCCTCCGAGGCATCCAGAACCGCTTCTCAGGCTCCCGAAGCAGTTCGATGTACTGCATATAACTGTCAAAACGCAAACCCTGTGCCTCAAGCAACAGGGTGGAACGGAATATATTGCCTATCTCTTCTCTGTCCTCAACAGGACCTTTCAGCCTCTCTGCGCAGTATGCCTTGAGGATCCCCGTATTCTCCCATTTCTCTTTCCCGTTCTCAAGGTTTAAGCAGACTGTGTATAATGCTCTGTAATTCTGCAAGTTGGAGGGTTCACTCTCTATCGCCCTCCGGCAGGATAATGCAACTGCCCTTAACTTGACTTGATCTTCAAAGCCCACATCTGAACTCCTTTTTTGTTTTTCGGGAAATTTTGAGAAAGGGAAGTGCCTATATAGATATTAGACTTTATGGACTAAGAGATTCTATATAGGCCTTTTTTGTTTTGGGGGGTATAAAATGGACTCACCCGCCCCAGATTCTACAATCATAATCCCCCACAGGGTATATGTCGTATGCCTCTACAGTTTACAACATGGTCTATTTGCTGTTTGTCATGTTGCGTTTAATAGACCATTCTACTCACTCCAAACTACTCAAAACGGTGTTATAATTAGCTATTATCACATCATTCTGTATCTGTCGAGTACTGTTCTATCACGTCATCTATTTTCATGCCATTATTTTCTGTTGCTTTAGGGACTATTTCCAGAGTATCGACGTTTGTATAACCAAGGTTATTCCTCATTAAAAAGATTCCAGCTACTACGTTCATGTCTCCATTTGTCATTTGCTGCTCCATACTAGCATCTACTAGGCTATAGACGTATTTTATAGTGCTGAGACTACGACTGTCAATTGCTTTACTCAATCCACTAACATAACTCGTCAAAGTACGTCTATCAAGCCCCAAATATAGAGCATATGCAGCTATAGCGGGACGTCGATTTAATTCTACACATCTACGGATATATTCTACGGTTCTCTTTTTTACATCTTCAAAGTCATTTACATCTACAGGTGGAGTATCTATTCTATTAAGACCCTCTTGTATTAGGTCAACTGTCAAAGAATCTGGTCTGCCTCCATATTGAGGAAGGTTTAATTCTTCAGATTTGGCTATCGCTCTTATTTTGTCTTCTTCGGTTTTTCGTCCTGTAGCAGGACGTCCTCTTTTTCTCTTTGTAGTGTTATTGTTATCCATGTAAAATAAACCTCCCTTCTTTAAAGGTAAAAATAAAAAGACATATATAATATATTGTTATAAATGTCATTGTAATTGTTATATTGTATTTATATAGATTATGTTTTAATACTTTAGAACCCTATCCCTATAGCCCCTTCCCCTTACGCCTCGATTGTAGCATGTTTTCACTTGTTTGTCAAGGCTAAAATTTTGCGAAAATACCTGCATTTTTTAAGAAAATAATTCTGTCGAGTGTATTCTTCTTATATCTATGCTCTCGGGGATCTGGTTTAGAGTTAGTCTGTGTCTATTCTCTCGAGCTCTGGTTTCTGGTCTATTTGTGCCCGTCGTTTATCATCGCTTTTCCTGTCATGCTCTGTAATGCACGAGAACGGGCCTATTTTGCGACCGAATGCAAAAAGGTATAAATACCTTGCCATATTGCTTGCTTGCAAAATTAGCGTTGTTTGTGCCTTGCGTGATTCATGCAATGGCTGCGCGGATCCTTTTTGCGATCGCTCCGCGCTTTTCGCGTCCAGATTCAAGGCACATAGTAAAAACGCACAAATTTCTAAAGCTGTGTATGTGCAATCATACAAATCACATCTTTTCAGAGATTTTTTCGTCAAACCCTATTGCAATCTCTGAAGAGATGTGCTAGAATGTAATCACTTCAAGCGGAGGCGATCCGGAGCGGAGGTAAACCGGATCCCATTAAGCTACACTGTATGGATCTTTGACAACTGAATATCAGCCTCTCCTCGTCAAATGGCGAACCGCAACTGTGCATTCCGCGCAGGCAAGTATACGGTTTGACGAATGAGGCGGTGGCTCCCTTGCAAAACCTCCCCACATACGGAGAGGATAGAACATTACAAACGTAATGCTTTATCCTCTCCGCATGAGAGAATCAATAAACTATATTATGGAGGATACACAAATGTATACCATTCACACTATTCACAAAGTCATTCATGAATACGTCGAACGTAGAAAGTACTACAATCCGATGAACGTCGATGACATCAAGTTGTCGATCTCGTCCGGAAATCGTAAAATCGGCAGAGTCATGAACGTATCATTGATGCCGATCGTCACTTGTAAAAACTGCGGCGAATGCCGTTTTTACTGCTACGATATTAAAGCATGTTTACAGTATTCGAACGTAATTGATGCCAGAACGAGAAACACGGTGATTCTACAAAAAGACAGAGACGAGTATTTCCGTAGAATCGATGAAGCAATGAATCGGAAAAGAACAAATAAATATTTCAGATGGCATGTTTCCGGCGATATCGTAGATCTCGACTACTTCCGTAGAATGGTTGAGAACGCAAGAAATCATCCGGATTTCGTAATTTGGACATATACCAAAAATTACGACATCGTTAATGAGTATTGCGACATTTATGGAAAAGAATCTATTCCCGCCAACTTTTCTGTAATGTTTTCCGAGTGGAAGGGTTTGCCGATGTCGAACCCGTATGGGTTCCCCGTGTTCGCATGCCGCATGCCGGAAGAAAACGAAAGAGATTACAGCCGTAAAATGTGGAAATGCCCTGGGAACTGTGACACATGTAAAGAGGCCGGGCGCGGATGCGTGAAAGGCGAAAGCAGTTACACAGATTTGCACTAACAGCCACAAACACAAAACAGGAAGGAAGTGAAAACAATTCAAATGTCGAAACCGCGCTACAAAAAGCGCGGTCCGCGCGGGATCGCCTCCGCGCGCTGATGATGACAGGCGAGAAAGGAAAAAACCATGACAAATGTATACTTTGATATCGAACGCGAAAAACTTTTTACAGAAGAAGAACTGCCGACCGATGCCACCGCAGTTCTAATACCGTCGAACCTCGTTGGGAAAACCCTGTGGGTTGAAATTGAAACGGGGAGGATCTGCTCCAGAAAAGAACGGAACGAAATTCTGGTTGACAAATATAGTTTTGATGACTGGACCCCGATCTCCGAGATATACGAATACTTTGCAAAAGTAGAATGGGATGAAAGATTCACCGTCGAAAATGAAGAATTGATACCGTTTTGAATGAAAGGAAAGGGAAAAGCAATGATTAAAGCATGGTTCAAAAATCCGAAGAACGAATACACAGTTTATATGGAATTCAATTCGAATGAAAAATTCGTGAAATTCTGCAAGTATGCAGCGAAATTCGGAACGAGATGATCTACATGGTTCGAAGTCTGAAGCTGATAAAAACGAAAAGGGGGAAATATCATGAAAAAGACTTTCAAAATAACAATGACTTACTACAACACAAAAAGCAATAGCAGAACCACCTTCAGCATTACACGAAAATACAAAAACATCAACACCGCGCAAACATGGTGCGAAAAACTCGCATTCAAAATCGATCGGGAAAACAGTGACTTACAGTGGAGGGAAATGTTTATCGAAGAGGTGGAGTAATTGACAAACGCAGAGTGGAGGGAGCCTCTGCTCCCTGTAATGCGGCGATCCGGTCACAAGCCCGGATGAAAATTCTACGCATGAAAAAGAAAGGGGATTTTGAAAATGAAAATTGTGGCGATCACCAGAGAAGGATGGGAATTCTTCTATGACTTTAGAACCGCGCACACCGTTTCCATGCGCGGAGCAGAGCGTATCCGTGAAATGCTAAACCGCGCCCGGTATATGCTGAAGGACGGCTATACATGGCATGTGTACGATGTGGACGGATACGACCATGCGGAAGCATACGCGAAAGATCAGAAGTTCTACATTCGGAATGGAAAATTGAAACGTGTCGCGGAACGGTGGATGAACTGGGATCTCGGATATACCTACAAATGAAAAACACTCCCTTGCGGGGGAGTCAATCTCCGTGAAATCTCACTGGGATTGACTTCCGCACAAATGGATGAAATTTTACACCTGGAAAGGGGATTTACAAATGAAAATCATGTCCTACAACCCCGCTGAAATCATGCAGGAAATTGAAAGCCGGGCGGCGTGGATTGAATACCGCGCCGCCGCACGGAAGAACAAAGACACGACGTATGACGAGTTCATGGCACTTTCGTCAGAGAGGCGGCGGCTCGAGCATGATTGTGCCGTCGCAGTTGAAAAATGCCTTGCAAGGCTGAAATGAAAGGGGAAAATCGAATGACAGCAACCAGACTCAGACCGAGATATTACGAAAGCCACGTTTGGTTTGAAATGCTGATGAAGCTTGAACGCCCTTCCAAGCGCGGCGTTGAGCTTACCGTCATCCGCAACGATGACGGCATCACGGTGTTTGAAACCATTGGCGAACACATCGAAAGCTACGCCATTTGCAGAACAATCGAACAGGCATACGATGTTATCCGTTCCGCGCTGATCCGTCACCCGGATTTCGGATTCTACATTGTTTGAAATCTAAGGAGGAAATATGAAACCCAGACAGCAGAAGAACGAACTCTACAAAGTTGGTTGGTACTCCAACCGGGAAAAGCAATGGAAACACATCGCCGTCGGCGGGGAGCAAATGCTCCTCGTCGTTGCGGAGAAGATCCAAATCAGCGACAAGGTCAGCGTCAGGAGGATTAAGGCATGACTATCTACAACGGAATGACGGAGCAGGAAATCCAAGCGATCTGGAACAAAGCGGACGGATCCATAAGGGACTGGCGCGACAAGTGCAAAAAGACCGGGAGAAAACCAAACTGGAAAGACTTGAAATGCATTGCAACGGAGATGGGTTCCTACGGTGACTATCTCCTCTACGTTGATACCGTAGACGGCAAGCACTACGATGACTACTTCAGCATCGGCGATTGAAAGGAGATACACATGGTAAAAATCGCATTCGTCCAACCCGCAAGACGGGATATGATGACAATCTACTACGATGAGAGAGCAAAGGAAAACCCCTACCGGATCTACACGGAGGGATATGAGCAGAAGGACGGGGACTATGCTCCCCGTCACTTCAAGCGGCAAGTCAACCGCTACGCCGACCTCGCTTCGGCGATGTACATCATGTATGTATACGCGCTGAACAACAACGAGGATGTCAGGAAAAGGCCTTGACATCCTCCGGGAAATCAGCTATAATAATTTTATGAAAACCAGACACAGAGGAGGACTGACACATGCCAAGGCCCAAGATACACGAAGAAGGATACAACAAAAGCCCGGAAGGTGTTGCGTACAGAATGCAGTACCGCAAAGACCACTACGCAAGGCTTGCCGTAGATATCCCGCCGGAGTTCCTTGCGGCTCTCGACAAAGCCGCGCAGGAACAGGGACTCAGCCGCGCCAAGTTTGTTATGGCTGCCGTGAACGCATACATCGGAACACAGGAGCAGGACGGTTAACCCGTCCTGCTATGCATAAGGAGGCACAGCATGAAAATCAATGCATACCCGGAGCAACTCCGTCTCTATCTGGATTCCCTTGCATCCCGTGGGAAATCCGTCAACACGATCCGACTGTACACAAGCGTCCTGCAAAGGTTCGGGGAGTACCTGTCCACCCTCGCTGGAAATCCCGACATCACGCCGCACATCATTGCAGGATACCGCTGTGGGCTTCGTGAGGCTTGCGTGGGCGCGAACAGCATCCGACAGCACATGACTATCCTCCACGCATTCTTCGCGAAATTGGAGGCATTCTCGCGGCTCACAGGAGGGGACGAGCGAAACCCTGTCCTCAGAGATGAATTCCCTGAGGAAGCCCCGGTGGATTATACCGATGTCCTCACACCGGATGAAATCCAAACCCTGTTGAACGTGCAGCCGAAGAAGACCGGGGCGGGGATCCCCATCCGAAACCATGCCATCGTCACCCTGTTCCTGCAATCCGGTTTGCGAAATGCCGAACTCCGCGCCCTTACGGTAGAGGATCTGGACTTCGACAATCATGTCATCACCGTGCGGCACGGCAAGGGTGACAAGGATCGAGCCGCGCCTTTCCCGGCGAAAGCGAGGGAAGCCGTCCGGGCTTATCTCGCAGTCAGGCCGGACGGACTGACAGACAGCGACCTTCTCTTCGGATCGACCGACGGCGGCGGGTGGCATGAGTACAACGGCAACGCCCTCAACGCCCTCGTGAAGCGGTACACCAGGAGCATTATCGGTCGTGAAATCCATTGTCATCTGCTCCGTCATGCCGCCGCATCCTCTTGGGATGACGCAGGAGTCCCGCTCCGAGATGTCCAGAAAGCCTTAGGACACGCAGACATGCGGACAACGGAGCGCATCTATGTGCAAGTCCTGCACAAGTCCAAAGCCGCGCAGAACATAAGCAGAGCCTTTGACGGCGTGTGAAAAATCACGCCGTCACATTGAAAATTCACACAGTACGCCTTGCACTTCTTCCGGGAAGTGCTATAATCTATCTATCCAAACACCACACAGGAGGAACTCGCATGAAATTCATCTACACCCACGACTGGGAGACGGACAAGAACGCCGTCGTTATCATCGGAAATGCCGCACGAATCTACCGGAGCGGCATTAAGCAGTATTCCAAGAGAGCCTACGCCATCAAGTACCTCATGCAGATCGCGGAGGAAAAGATCCCGACCCCGGAACTCGATGATGTCGTAAAGAAAAACCCCGGCGAGACGGACGATGACTTCGAAAACCGTGTTGTCGGAGATCTCGAACACATTGGAACCTTCGAGCGCATCTTCCCGGACGATCCTGCCGCCGCGCTTGAAAAACCGACCACCTTCTACAAGTCCCTCAATACCTTCCCGCCGTCCGACATCTGGTATGAAACGGAAAAGGAAGCGAAGAGGGAAGCGGACGGCATCGACACCATCTACGTCGGACCCGTAGAGGTTTACGACCAGGGAGTCATCAACGCCATCCGCGAGGAAATGAAATCCTACGCATTTTGTGAGTGACATTGCACAAAGATGATATTTTCATCAATTTGCACTTGACACTCCGCAAAATTTGTGGTACAATAAGACACGGAAGAACGCACGGATAAAAGCAATGGCCCGCAAGCGTTCTATAAACCGCCCGGTGAGATGTTGGCGCATCTTACCGGGTTTTTCCGTTGTTCACCTGCCGTGAAAAAAGCCCCATTATGGGGCTTTTTTTATTTGTCTGCGTTCTTTTCGTACCATGTCACGCCGACCGCGATGGCTTGCCAGACATCAGCCGAGACACCATAGAATGTGTCAGGGTTTGCTTTCGTCCCCTTGCCAGTCTTGAAGTCGTGCCTTGCGTAGCGGTTGATGAGTTCCTGCCGGATGTTCGCGTCCTTGGCTTTCATGCTTCCGCAGATGGAAATCTTTTCGTCCTTCCGGTAGATGAAATCCACAGGTGTCGTGCGCTCTTCCGAAATCCTCTGCCAGAATCTGCCAATCCATACACAGGTGTCGAACACACTCTTGCCGACGGGCATCCCGTAGGAGGCGATCATCTCGATGGCGAAGGAGTCAGCAGAAACAGCGAGGCGTGAAATATCGTCGAGCAGCTTCCGGTTCTCCACCTTGCCGAATTCCATCAGCTTGAATTCCGGCATCTCGATCAGGGCGTACCCCGTATATGTATCTCCGGGATCGAGCGCGAGTATCTTTACCATGCGGTCACCTCACCGAATCGCAATCGCGGCAATATTGAAAAGCATCAGGACCACGATGAAAATCATGATGTCGTACGCGCCCTCCCAGTCCTCCCGGCTTGCGATGCAGGAGGCCACGGTCAGCGCGATGAACAGGACATCTGCCACGACAACAATCCAATGCCCCGCGCTCATAGATAATCCTCCGGGCTGCCGCCGCGCATCGCAGAGTAGAACTGCGACTTGACACCCGTCACGATGTCTGCCGCTTGGAAAAGGGAAGCGTCCTTATGCTCCGTTGCAATGACCTTCCGCGCGTAATGTTCTGCGGCGGCGTTCACCGCCTCGGAGAGGAAGTCGTAAATCCCAAGGAACTCGCCGTCTCCCGTTTCCGTCCTCCACCCGTGAGCCGCAACACGGATGATGTATCCGTGCAGTATTTTGATCACCATCACACAACCTCCGCTGAAACTTTCTTGAGAATGTATTTTTTGCGAAATCTGGCATAGACATCCGCATTAGCATACACAGCACTTGGCTTGCATGAAAACCGTTCCGCGACCTCTGCCGCAGTCCCGCGAAATACTTCTTCTCCGTTCTCCGCGCTTGACACAGAGAAGAGCCATGTGCGCGGTCTTCCTCTGGGCTTCCCGTGGATGCCCTTTCTTTCCTTCGCGCGGTAATAGTATTTTTGCTGATAGACCGTACGCTTCGCCAGACACGCTCTGCACAGGCGCGGAGAATGCTCACTCAGGGGAGCTGCGCACCACATGCACAGCCCCGCTTCCACCCGTTGCTTCTGAAATGAGTTCATGTAAGCCTCCTTACTCCTGATTCTTTGCGTGGATCTCGCCGCCGCATGCGAGGTATCCGCAAGCGTCCACATAGCTGTCATCCGTGCCGCGCCCCGTTTTGATCCGAGCAATCTTGAAAAGTGCCATCATCAGCGCGACATCCTCCGCGAGGATTTCCTCCTCCAGATAGACTGACCACAGATCGGCAATCAGGGAGAAGTTCGACTCCGCGCTCCCGTAATCCTGCTCTCTCTGCCCGGTCACCACACTCTTTGCCGTGTCAAGAATTTCCGTTCTCAGCATTCTGCCGTCTCCTTTCAGCCATCGCCTTGGCTCTCTCAGATAAAAGTTGCTTCTTTTCGGACGATAATTGCCGTGTTCCGCGCACCTTGATGTACTTCTTGGGACAAATATACTCTGCGTATCCTGGTCTCTCTTCGCGCACAGTAATTGCTGTGTCATTTTGACTCAGAATCGCCATTTTCCGTATCAGCGCGTGATCCATTGTGGAAATCGTCGCGGTTTTCTCCGCTTGGTTCCACAGTATGACCGTTTCGCGCTCGATGCCTGTGAGTTCTGCCATGTTACCTCCCTGTACTGCCCAAGCCGCCCGAACCCCGTTCGGTGTCGGCGAGTTTGTCTACCACTTCCACATCGGGGAACTCGCATTTCTGCACAACAAGCTGAGAGATCTTGTCCCCTCTGCGTATCGTATAATGCCAGTCCCCGTGATTGAAAAGTTTGACCTTGATGCTCCCCACAAAACCGCAGTCCACAGTCCCGTCGCTTGTGATGTCGTGGTTGCACATGAGTCCGCTCTTGCTCTTGAGGAAACCCACACACCCGGCGGGGATCTCCACATGTACGCCGCTGTCGATCAGGACGGACGAGTGCGGCTTGAGGATGACATCAATCGGACTGCGCAAGTCAAGCCCCGCGTCCTCCGCATGGGCGCGAATGGGAAGGAATGCTCCCTGGTCAAGTACTACATTCATTCGGCTTCCTCCTCCGGTTTCTCCGGCAGTTCCATCCAGTATTTGATGTCACCCGTCATGCAGTAGTGCGTGTAATCGTACCACCCATTGTCGTAATGCACCGCAAGTGTGACACGATCCTCGTATCCGTCATTGAAATATGCAAGCACAGTCTTGCCCTTCTCGGGCAGTTTCTCCCACGATGGAGTCCACTCCGGGATTTTCTCCGTCAGGTCGATGATCATCTCGCAGATTTCGGAAGCCATGTCCTTCGCCGCCTCGGAACAGGTGTCGTAAACATCCTCCGTGCGGGGATCGTACACCTTATTGTGTACGATATCCCACAAACGGTCGGCATTCTTGAGACAGTCCTCCTTGTATTCCTTGATCGTCACTTAGCATCACCCTCTTTCTCGATTTTCGTAATGAGTTCGCTCCGTGGGAGCGTTTCGATGAAGCGGCAGAACTCACGCCACTCCGGGAGCCTGTGATCTTTCCGCTGTGCGTAGATCGTTTTCAATTGACGGTAATTTGTTGTCATCCCCGCTGTAAGAAGGAATCCGGTCGGATTGGAATACAGGATCTCCAAGTACCACTCAGCCGCCTCCTCGGGCGTAAGCATGTCCACGTTCTGATTGTATGCCGCAACCTTGTCCTTCATGATCTGGACGATCTCCGGGTCTACATACGGGCAGTACTGCGCATCGAGATCGAATCGCGTGATCCGGTGCATCGTGGACTGCGAGGAAACGAAGTCCATGAAGTGATACCGCTCCATCTCCGTCCACGCCTTGACGGAGAACGTCAGGTCAAACTGTACGATCACACCCGTCAACCATTGGTCATGACCGCATCCACGGGGAGCCTTCGCAAGTTTCTCAATCCCCGGCGTGAGATCTCCCGTCAGGCTGTCCGGGTTGGTGGACATCGGATACTTCGCACGTCTTATGCTGTCCTCCATCCCGTAGACCCGGATATTTCTCACGCATCCGTAATCGGGTATCTTGTGCGCAGAAACGGAATCAATCGATCCCGCAATGTACCCGTTCTTGTACGCCTCTTCGGCGATGTCAAATTCGTTCATTGTCTTTCTCCTCGTCCATCTCCGGCGGTTCGGGACTTGGCATCCAGTGTGTGACATATTCCGTAATGTCAAACGCTCCCTCAAAAAATCTCTTTTCCGAATCCAGATACGTTGCTTTCCGTACTATCTCGCCTCCCCACTGATTACAGGCCACAAGGCATGGGATGGATTTTTTCGGGAGGCTATCGGCATCCGTCACCGGAACCCACCTCTGCTTCGGCTCCACGTCGGCGGCGGGAGCATCCCGCACGGCCTGTCGGATTGAACATACATACGGGTTATTACCCATGCCGATCTGTTCGATCCGATTTTGTACCGCAAACACCGCATCGCTCCGCTTGATGTAATCGTCAGTCGGCTCGGGAATGCCGGAATCCTCGTCTTCGAAATCCTCTTCTGTATCTTCGGATTGAGCAATATACGCTTCGGATAATACGTGCAGGTTTTCCGTTATTGTTGTTAGAGCGTCATCTAAATACTTGAATACTACCGATAAGGCTTCCGATAAGGCTCTCATTCCCTTCACGACCTCGTCGGCATCAAAATCATCCATTGTCTTCTCCTTCCCACGGCGTGTTCCGCATCTGCTCCGGAGATGGGCGGGAAGTCCATGCGCGGACACTACGATTTCCCGCGTTTACCATTCCGGCTATAATGTTGATAGACCTCGTGACCCACGCGGTTCCTCCGGATTCTCTCCATTGCACGAAAACGGGACCGGGATCCAGTGATTCCGCGCGTTTGTTGATCTCCTCCACCGTCATCACCCGCGGCTCATCCCGCCTTAACGCTGCAAGGATTTCTCGCGCATCTTCGATAGATAAATCTACATAGTCCCATCCTTCGCCATGAGCCTTTCGGATAGCACTATCCAGAACTTCAATGATTTTGGGGTCAATCATCCCAAGGCACCTCATTTCGCATTTTTTCTGACGGACGCGCCGTCCAGCACCGCCAACCACTGTTCATCCCAAACCAGATTCCCCTGTTATAATCACCTCGATCTCTGAGCCACTTTATACCGCTGTCTGTAGACAGGATAAATGAATCCCGTAAGCATTCAGTCACGCGAACATATTCAAGCGATAACCTGTTTCCATTGATGGAATTAAATTCCACCCAAACAAACCCTTTGGAAGTCTCAACCTCTTCGAGTGTCATAACCCTCGGCTCCTGCTCTTTCAGGAGGGCGAGAGCGTCACGCATCAGTGTGGTTACGCATCGCGACTTATCAGTATGATAAGGACAGTTTGCACACTGCATCAAACGCGAATCACAAACACAGGCTTCAAGCCCACGGATCACCTTTTTCCGCTCATTCATCCCATTTCAACTCCTTTCCGCACTTCCGGCAGAACTTGTCTCCCGGATCAACTGGATACTCACACGCTCCGCAGATATACCATTGCGACCAGAGGAAGTCCTCCGACTGAAAGATTTTCGGTTCGACAGCCTCCCGATCTTTCAGCATCCGCACAATCTCCCTCGCCACATCGCACCGGAGCGACATATATTGCCCCGCACCCGCTCCCGCCGAACGTTCCGACAGGTCGCGGATGATTTCGTTACGTGTCATAGTCTACCGTTTCCTCCTCAATATTGTTTTTACACCACCAATCCAATAAGTGGGTTGCTCGCCTAATTCCCTCTTCTAATCTTTCGTCTCTTGACATAATCTTTTGACTCCTCAATTGTTTTTGTTCCAACCTCCTTCTCTCCTCATTTTTTATATTTTCATACACTTTTCTCATTCCAAGAAAAACATCACAAGCCGAAATATAACATTGACCGTCTATACTATCTGGCAAATCATATACTATCACACCATTTTCTCTGAATTTTTTCCATGTTGGTTCTTTAAATTCAATCCCTCCCCACTCACTTTTTTTCGCTCGATTACATTTCGGTTTATATCTTCGAATCAATTCTGATTCAACTACGTCCGTCATAATTCTGTTCGGAAGTTCGAAATAATATATATCTGAATTATTTATCTCATCTCTCCATTTCGGTGGGATGTTATCATTCTTTGTTCCATGCGCAGATAATCTCGCGCGTAAATCTCTATCGCATTTCCCGATATAAATAATTTCTGAATCGTAGACATATTTGTAAACTGAATGCACTCTCACCACTCCCTCCCGACGCTGAAATAAATTCCGTCAATCTCATACGCCGGGATGGGACTCCACTCGTCCCAGTCGTGATACTGTCCCTTCCGAAAATACTGAGCAGGCCATGAGGGACCTTCGTAAAACCTCTCCTCACAGTATATCTTGCACCACGCAAGCCCGTCAGGATCGTATTCGGCCTCCCATACACCCGGGAACGTACTGAACGCATAGGACCCGTCCTCGTTGACATGGGAAAGCGTCTCGTACATCGTCCCGCCGTTCAGGTCCCACAGCTGGAGCATCGCGTCACACCCGGCCTCGCACAGCGTCAGGTTCGGCTGCCAGAACTCCCGATAGAATATCTTGGCAAACAGATCTAACTCCCATACCTCGATGCCGTGTCCGTTCCAACCACACAACGTCGTGTTGAGATTGTAATCCAACGCATCGCTGTGTATTGGCTGTGCGATAGGCTCCTGATACACGATCTCTGCGGAGGACGGATCCCACCACTCCGGGAGGTTCTCGTCCGTCTCGCACCATACGCGCAGTTCCGCAGACGCTTCTTCCTGCACGTTCCCGGAGATATATCTCGGCACTTCCTCGACATAGACTCTGCCGACTCCTTCCGTCGGGGTGTCCGTCTTCGGAACGTCCCCGCGCCGCTCACTCTGCCAGAGTGCCGTCAGAAATCCGATGGCGGCGAGGATGGCAAGCACCCAAAGCACAAATGCCGTGCCGCTCCTACGTCTTCTGCGGCGTTCCTCCGCTTCAATTCTCAGCCTGGTCTTTTCGTCCATTTTCCTTTTTCCTTTCCCGTCTTTCGCGGTCTTTTTCAGATGCCTTGATTGCACATCCCCAACACATACATCTGCCAGGTCTTGCAGGTTTCCCGCATTCCCGGCAGAGTCCTTGCTCTGCGAGATAATGCTTGCGTTCGTATACGCGCTTTCGCGCAATCTCCGCGCACTCGTCACACATTTTTCTTCGCCCTTCCGTGACCTCTGCGCACACTTTTCCGCATCGTGTGCAGAGTCCGTTCCGCACACGCATATGATATCTTTCAAGCGGTGTCATTGTCTCACCCCTCGATTCCCAACAGCTTGCGGTACTGCCCGATTTCATCCGCGAGGGCTTGCCGCCGTCTGTCCTTGTGCTTGATCTCGTACGGGATGCACATTTCATAGAGCCGCGAGAAGATCCGCTTGACCGCCATGTCCGTTGCCGACCTGATCTCGTCGCTTGTGTAGTTGGATGTAACGATAAGCGGCAGACCCGATCTGCATCTCTCGTCGATGACGGTGTAGACCATCTCCGACATATACTCCGTGTTGCGCTCTGCCCCAAGATCGTCGATGACAAGCAGTTTGTAGCGCGAAAGGCTGTCGATCTCGGAGCGGTCTCCCATTCGTACCCGCGATGCAATCTCAGCGACGCTCGTAAAGTAACAGGGAATCCCTTTGTCGATCAGCGCGTTGGCGATGCAAGCGGCGAGATAGGTCTTCCCGCCGCCCGTGCTTCCGAAAAGGAGCAGACCCTTTCCTGCGTTGAGCATCTCGCCGAAGTGTTCGACGTATGACTTGCCAAGCTTGGTTGTCTGCGGATCGTCACCGTCATCGTTGGCGAAGGTGCATTGCTCCAGTCTGCTTGCGGTAACATCCTGCCGCCCGTTCTCAGCCGCGAGAAGCCGCCTAAAACAGCGTTCGCGCATGAGTGGTATCTCTGCCATTGCTTGTGCCGTCTCGTCGTTTTTGCGGGCTTCCTCGCGCTTCTGGGCGGCACAGTCACACAGGCAGAACGGCTCTCTTGTCTCTCCGCACACCGTGATCCGCACTTGCTTCGGCGTGTGGCACTTTCCGCACATCCACAGACCCTGATCATTCTTGTAATCCCACTCTTCGATCACGACATTCGCCCTCGTTTTCTCGGCGAGTCTGTCAACGATCGGAAGCATGTTCATTTCCTCACCCCCATTGCTCTGCCATCGCTTTTGTATGGTTGGCAACGCGCTTTGCCCACAAAATAAATTCTTTCTGGCTCATGTCACTTTTAGCGCAGTTGCACACTTTACAACACGGCACAACATTCCCAGATACATAACCAACAGAACTGTCAATACGATCAATACCGTTGTGGTCATATCCCTCTTTACAATTTTTTGTTATCTTGTGATTGCTTCTTTCTGCACCGCAATAATAGCACGGAGCGTTAATCAACTCTTTAACCTGATCGTAGTTTAATTCCCAAGAAAGGCCACGATCTCTTGCGTGCCTTTTATACTGAAGGATGATCTGATTGATTACGCCTTTGCTTTCGGGTAATCGCCGTGCGTCTTTAATTTCCTTTGAAAGACAGCCACAAGATTTTGTATTACCATTGCGAAGATTCTGCCCCAAAACGATGATCTGATTTCCACAGTCGCATTGACATAGATATTTACTTTGCGTTGTTCCGCAAGGCTTTCGGTGTACGCCGTCTTTGCGAATGACAGTAAGCCTCCCGAACCTATCTCCATTTTGTAATTCCATCTACATCACCATCCCTTGTGTCACCACCCCACTGTTCCGCAAAAGCTGCCGCGATACCGGGGAAGGTTTTGCTTCTGTTCTTTTGGCGTTCTCTTCCGCCCTTCGTGAACCACGTCCCCGCCTCGTGACAGTTCGCTGTCGGTGTTACTGTGCAGGTAGGTTTCAGCGGTTCCACACCTCGCTCCCATAGCAGTGTCTTTTTGCTCACCGGGTGCCCGTATTCGAACGGCTGGATAATCTGCGATGCGGGAGGGAAATTGAATACAGCACTCGGCATTGGGTTCTCTATGACCACTCTCTCGCAGTCTGCCGCCCAAATCGCCATGAATAAAGCCTTGCCGCAGAGCCCTTCGTAATATCTCGGTATGTTCAATCGATGCCCGCGATATAAATGCTTCGCTCCTGCGTTGCTCGTCTTCGTGCACGGCGGATGCGCGATGATCAGATCCCAGCGTCCATTCTGCATGTGTACCCCCCCCCGCCTCTGTTGTAAACTGACAGTCACCATTCAGAAGCGGCAGGCAGTCTCCGAGGATGTGCCATTCCGGGTGACCTCCGGAGCAAGGCTGAATATCGCAGCTCCACGCTGTGTGGCCCCGCTCACGGAATGCCATGCAGACTCTCTGGCTTTCCTCACAGGCTATCAATACGTTCATTCTTATCCTCCGAATATGATCTTCAGTTCCTCGTCCTCAAGAAGTTCGGGATCCATCGCGATGCCGTTCGGCCCGACCGTGCGGCTCTTCATCCCGGCTTGTCCAAGATAGCCGTCCATCTTTGTGCCAAACAAGGTCTCCGGCCTCAGGTACTTCGCCATGTCTGTGCGGAGCCATTCTGCGCACTTGGAGTCGATCACCGTCTGGAAGTCTTCGAGAGTGTATCCCTCGTTCAGCCTCGCATTGATGAATTTTTTCGCCATCGCGCCGTCTCTGTACTTCGTCCCCGCCTTGCGGTTGAGATAATCGAGGATCTCACGCCTTTTGTCGGCATATTTATCTGGTTTAGTCTTTACAGTACTCTTATCAGTATTCTTATCAGTATACTTATCAGTATTATCAGTATTCTCTTTATCTTTCTCTGTATATATATCTGTATTAAATATATTATATATATACGGTTCTTCTTGAGTGCCGTTTTCAGCTTGTTTTTCGGCTACCGGATTGCCCTCAAAGCCTTGTGGCGTAAGGGTTTCTCTCGACGGCTCATTTTGAGCCATCGGTTGGCTCATTTTGCACACTATCTGTTCATTTTGAGCCAACGTCGGCTCATTTTGAGCCATCGGGGTTTCCGGAAGGAAGTCCCGTCCTTTGTCTGTTACGGCATACCATGACGAGTGGTCGAGCGGGGCATCCTGATAGTTTCCTCTCTCCAACAACCCGGCCTTGATCAACTGGTCAACGGACCGCTTAATGGTGGCGTGTGACATATATGCAGATTCGTACGCGAGGGACCGTGTGCTTTGGTTCGTCCATGTTTTTCCATCTCGCTTCTCTATGCCATAGCGTTCACCGTCCATGATAGCCTTGCATATTTTGTGGAAGATGATCGCGGAGGGTATGCCGCACATCTCCGCGATCTCCACATTGAAGCTGTGTTCCATGATTTAGAAGGGAAGAGGCTCGTCATTGTCCAACTCCGTCAGCGGCGGGAAGGACGGAGCCGAAGCCGGGTAGGATGTCGCGCTCGGCGGCGCGTACGGGGAAGCGGGAGCGATCTTGTTCTGCGGGAGAAGCTTATCCTTCGGCGGCTCCGATCCGCTGAGTGCCTTCTTCAGAGAGCAGAGCGCAAAGGGACGGGTGGCGAACTTGAGTGTGCCGTCGGTTCCTTCGTACTGCTCACGCCGGATGCTCACGCCGATCTTCTTGCCCTTCACCTTATTCTCGTCCCAGTCCCATTTGAATCCGGGATTGCTCTCTTCGATCGTCTCGATGGCTCCCTTGAGGATCGGGAGGGACTTCTCCGTTGTGAAGTAGCGCACCGTTCCGCGCCATTTCTTCTCGCCCGTCTGGTTCTTGTAGTCGTTCTCGTAGTACCTGGCGTACTCTCCGTCGATGATGTCGACAAAGAACTCGATGTATGCCGTGCCGCTGTAAGTGGTTCCTTCGCCGACTTTGCAGATGACGGCGGGATAATGACCCGGCTGAATGATCTTGCGCTCTCCGGTGGTGGCGGCAACGACTTCGTCATATCCCATAGGTTTGTTAAGCATAATTATTTTTCCTCCGTAGTGTTTGTATTGATGTTATAGTACTCTCTGATAATCGTATCGACTGCTTTGATGTCGTTGTCGATTTTGATCGGAAACATCTCCATAGGACTCTTCGCTGTGGAAAATCCATCCGATTGCGTAATGAACCAATGTTCGGTTCCATCAGTCTGGCAGAAGAGAACGATGGTGAAGAGTGCCTCAAGGGTAAGCTGATTGTCGAGCATCTTACCGACTGTCTTTGCCTTCATGGCTCCCGTTTCCGTTCTCTCCATGTGGTGCAGGAAGTAGACGATCACATCGTCCGGGAGGTTGTTGATGACGTACTGGACGAGATTGTAGAAATCGACGGCAAAGTCCGTAAACTTCGAGTACCCGATCTCCTTTGCCCTCGCGAATGAGGAGAACGTCATCAGGAGACTGCTGTCATCAATCGCGTACACCTTGCGAAGCTGATTGTTCGCTTTTCCGCGCTCCCACGCCTGATACATGGACTGGTAAGTTGCGGGTTTCAGAACCGGAAGCTGTTTCCGAAACGGAAGCGGCTTGGAAGAGACGCTGAACACACCGATCTCTTCCGGGGCGAAGTTTCGGAGCGATGCAGTTTTGCCCGATCCGCTCTCTCCGATGATTAAAACTGGAATTCCCATTTGTCCTTCTCCTTTTCTTCTGATTCTCTTTCGTGTTCGTCGATCATTTCCTCGCGCCTGAGCGGACACGTCGGTGCGACGAACTTCTCGCCCCACGGGACGATCTTGTCGTTGAGCGCACATGATCTGGACGATACTCTGTAAAACTGACATTGCTTGCAGGAGATGTCAGGCTCTCCCTTTAAGTCTACGGGGAAGAAGACCTTTACCTCGCACTTTCCGACGATGTAGCCCGACACGCCTGAGTCAAACCTTCCGCTCACGCGCCCACCCCCTTTGCAAACCGGGCGGCATTCCGTCGCGAACGGTCGATGGCGTATCTTTCCGCGCGTCCCGCCTCGCCGTCGTAATAGTCGAGCTGCAGTTCCGACAGCCACTCGGCGAGAGTCATCTTTGCGTTCGCGCACTCGTCGCAGACCACAATCGGCGTGGTGAGATCAACGGTACTGACGGCATCGTCTCCGTAGCAGATCGGTTTTCCGCACAGGGAACACTCGCAGATTTCTTCATCGCGCTCCGGGGATGTCTCCTCGTCCTCGCGGATCAAGTTCCAAATGTAATCTCCGTATGCCATTCAAGTCACCCCCTATCGCGGAAGAAGAGATTCGCTGGGAAGTCCTCCACCAGGACGGGCGGCTCGATCGTCTCCCAGATTTCGTCGAAACTCTCGAAGACGTAGAAGTATCCTTCGTCACCCGTGACGGCGATCTTTGCGTGGTCCCCTTCGGGTTGAACCGTGACGATGTGGTGGATGTTGACGAGGACCTCTCCATTCGGGATCAGCTTCTGCTTTTGGATATTCAAACGATGGAGTTTGATAAAGTCCCTCATGCCGTGACCTCCTCGAATACCGGAGGGATGTCTGCCGGGGACAGCTTCTCCAAAAGCTGAGACGGTCTCAC